CTATATTTCAAACTTGGCAAGTGATAATATAAATTATTTATGGATGTCAGAGAGTTCGTCTATATCTGGTATGATTTATCGCATGTCATTAAATTATAATACCAATATTTCAGAAGGAACCCCTACGACGGCTGTCACTAGTTTTTCATCTACGGTTAAATCTATTGGGGCTATTAAATATGGTGCCGGTTATTTATGGATAGCAGGAATTACTATTAACGGAGGGATTTCTTCATTAGTACAGGTTGATACAACTGCAAATAATATTCTTAATACTATACCATTGATTACTACGCCAGCCGTGTCTAATATAACGAGTATAGATATTTACAATGAATATTTATGGATGACCGACAATACTAACTCAGCTCTTTTGAAAATGAAGATTTACGTTCCTTGTTTCAAAGAAGGAACCAAAATATTATGTTTAACGTCGCAAATGAAAGAAGAGTATATTCCTATTCAAAATATTCGCAAAGGGGATTTAGTAAAAACTTCGCTACATGGATTTGTTCCAGTTTCTATGATTGGTAAATCAGTTATATCCAATCCGAGTGGGTCTGAACGTATTAAAAATCGGCTATATAAATGTTCTAAATCTCAATATCCCGAATTATTTGAAGATTTGTATATAACGGGATGTCATTCTATTTTGGTAAATAATTTATCCGAATCGCAACGGGAAAAAACTATGGAATCTTTAGGGGATATTTTCATAACCGAACGTAAATACAGATTAATGGCATATTTAGATGAGCGATGTGAGCCATATTCTGAAATGGGTAGATATACGATATGGCACTTTGCTTTGGAAAATGATGATTACTATATGAATTATGGCGTTTACGCAAATGGATTGTTAGTAGAAAGCACTTCTAAGAGATATATGAAGGAGTTTTCTGGCATGAAGTTGATTGAATAATTTTCTGTATAAAATTGATTCCTTTTCATAATATTTAGATATATATACAGATATTTCTAAATATGACAACTCAAACTATGCCAACCGAAAATATTTCCATTGAGCTTTGTGCAACCAATACTCAGGAACCAAAAATGTTAACTGATTTCGGATTTTCCAGGTATTTGTATGTTTTAGACGATGTAAAGTCCTCACTTGTTATTGCAATATTGGAGCGGAATCGCGACGAAGCCCTATTTTGGGCATATGAACTCTATTTCTCTGGACTAAAGGCCGATGTATTTTGTATTTTAGAACAAATGGTTTCATTAATGTATGTTTCCCTAAATCCCCGTTTAGGAAAGTTTCTGGAAGCAAAAAAACGGGAATGGGATGAAACCGGGGCATATTACATTGTGGCAACATTCGTATACAATATGATAAGCAGTCCATACGACATTTCAGGATTTGTCAAAATGTTTTGCAAAGACCCCGATTTAATAAAACATATAGATGAACATCTTAATACTGTTTGCCATAGTTTACATGATACCCTAAAGATGAGCGACACAAGTTCTTCTTCACAAACCCCGGTTCCAAAACAGGTATCTAAAAGCCGCATTTATATTGTGGCTGAACAAAAGGACGCCATTAAATACATAACAGTTAATCACAGTAAACCACACTACTTGCTTAGAAAAATCTTGAAATACCCGGTGCGGAAAAACACGCTCGCCATTTTCGATCACGAACACGGTATTTATACTCATGAGCAATTGCAATCGTTGTATTGGTATAACTGGTTATATTACGCAACGGCATCGCCACTTTGGAGCGACCGTATTTCTAAATATGGCGGGGAAATTAATCACGAAAGGCTTCGGATTGATTTTCCAAACCACGAACAGGAAGAAGCATTCTATGAAAAATACAATTTAGAACCGGATGAACAGCCAAAAGAAATCCAAGAAATGAATATTGGTACCGGGACAGAAGAACAACTTACATGGACCGAGTTTTACGAAAAATATGCGAAATATGCGAAATATGCAAAATAACCTAAATAACATTATATCATATTTACTATCATATACCCGCCAAATATACTATTTCGGTAGTCAATGCAAACAATATACCCCCCCATAATGTATCTATAGCAACTGTTTCCCATTTCCATTGTTTTAGTGTTGCATAGTTAGTAGAATCATATACACCATATATCAGTATTCCCAAAAAGAACGCGTCGGAAATGGGTCGGTGGTTGCGTAAAATAAAATAATATAATCCTGCAATCAATAATATATAACACATAACCGCACCTAATATTCTAAATTGTAAGGCAACCCGTTGCACTGCTGCAATTTGTATTTCAAACATATTTTTCATTGTAGTTATATAAATTGCGTCTAAAGATAGGAGAACCACTCCCGTTAATAATAATGTTTTTACTATAGCCGATATTTGCATATATATTACATCAAGACATTATATGGACTGTATTTGGCCTGAATCGGGTGCTTCTCGCACCGGGTTCTCCGATTCTTTATCTTTTTTTTCAGAATTAGATGCCGTATCCGAAAGTTCTACTGTTTTGGCAACCTTTTTATATATGTTTTGCTGCTGTATAAAATAGAGAACCCATTGTGGCAAATAGGCAACCACATTCATCAATGAATTATACGTTATTGCATATATAGACGTATTGTCTGCAAATTGAATGCTATACCACCAATAAGGAGGAATATAGAGAACGCAACCCTTTTCCACCGAGTATTCTAAAAACCTAACCTTTTCCATTTCAACCGCAGGTTGTTCCCATGCATTATATGTGCTACGGAACTCATATGTATCGTAGTCTTTTATTGGATGCAAATATTTGCAACTTTTCCATGGTGTCATTTTTACAGTTATTTTTCCGGAAGTCACTATATAATAGTGCCTATAGTCAAAATGGTATCGCAATGGCGTGCGAGTTTTTGCTGAACCGGATATATAGTCATATTTCGTATTAACGGTGAACGTGGGTTTCAAATATTCATCGGCGGTTTGTATTTTTACTGCTAATCCAGTTTCTTCTAAAAACTCGCCATTATTTTCAGTATAATAATGAGAACCTGTATTATTTAGAAATAAATTGTGCGCATTAGAACAATTGATACGGACACTATTAATAGACGAATCTTTGTCGGATTTATAATAGTCATTTGTATCTTTTATATTCAGCATTTCTTGGCCATATTTATTGCATATGTTCTCCAAATCCGTATTTTGAAAAATGGTCGGCAATACAGTTTCAAACTCAAATATAACCGGCTGTTTTACATCGCATATTTCTTGCAATTGAGTATTCGTTGCATAATCCATTTCGTATATTTCTAAATCCTCGCTCCGTTTATATTGTTGTGTTATATGAACATACGTGAATAATACTACTATAAAAATGAGAAATCCAACTAAGTAATTCATATACTATATGCTATATCTAATTTGTAGACGCCGTTTTGTATATTTTAACGTATTTGGATGGGAAACGATAATCTCCGAAAATTGTTATCCATGTTCTCCATAGATATATTCATATTTCCATAAGTGCTCCTTCTATATTTGCATATTTAACAGATGGTGGAAAGGGCATGTATTCTCGCAAAGGATTTGTATGGCAGGTAATTCGCCTTAGAAAACTGGGTAATTCGGGCATTTTAGTAATCTGGTTATTTGCAAAAAATAAATCAATGAGTGTCTTGGGTAAATGAGGAATACTGCGTATGTAGTTATTTTCTATATACAGCCCGATTAGTTTTGGTGGTAAATCGGGTATGTTGGTTAAATCATTATTAGAACATGATAAAAACTCCAGTTTTTGAGGAAGTGGCGACGGTAGTTCTGCTATAATATTATCATAGCAATACAACCATTCTACACTATTAGGCAATTTAGGTATTCGGCGTATTTTATTTGAATTACAAAAGAGTGATTGGAGAACCGTATGATTCAATTGCGGGAGGCATTTGAGCTTATTTCCACTACAATTTAGTATTTCTAATACTTTTGGGATTTTAGTTATTTTATGTAAATTGCATGACCGACAATGCAAAAACTTAAGTGTAGATGGTATATTTATTATCATTTTACTGTATATTTGATAAATGGAAAAGCATTCTAATTCTTTAAATCTAGCCAAATCTATCATTATTGCTCCGTAAATAGTCATACGTTGATTTGCATACCAAAAACTGTCAAAAAACTGGTTAAATGCAATGGATTCGTAATTATTTGCTCTATCTATATTTGACAATTCATTTGGAGAAACATTTATATTATTGGCAATACTTTCACATAACTCGGTATATGTAGTATAACTCAAAATGGGACTAGATTCATCCGCAATTTCGGGATGAGAAACATAATATGCATATAGCACATCTCCAGCTAGTTTTATTTCCTTGGTATTGTCGGGTAGGGAGTTTATCATTTTTAATGCGTATTCGGCAATAAATACCATATCAAACCTATTTGGTCGTCTTGACATTATATTTTTACTTATAGATATAAATATATTTTTATATCTATTTATATACACCTATTATATACTAGCACTCTATATGTCTAAAAAACCTACAAAACCAGAATATACACAAGAAGATATAGATAGAATAAATGTGGATATTGCCGGTAGTTTTTTTATAGATATGATTGGTCAAAATATGGACAAGTTTGTGGATTTGCTTAAACAACTTGTTCGCCCCGGGTCTCCAGAATTGGCGGCGGAATTGGCTCAATTACATGTGGAAAATATTACTTTGGAAAAAAAGTTTGATAATGCTATGGTTCCCCGCGGCAGACCTAAATTGGGAGAAGATTTAGCCGAAGTCCATTGGCTTTTTATTGTGAAAAATCAGAATGCAAAAACAAAAAAACCGAATAGTTTGAAGGCGGAAGATTATACAGTATATAACCCATATGATAAAAATATGCAAAAGACTGGTTCTCATCAATTTTGCCAGTCTCATGCCCTATTTATGGCATACAAGTATTATTCTGGACAACCAATTCCTGATACAAATCCGCGCGACGCGTTTGTTGATTTATTAGGATTTTGGAAAATGTTAATTGATAATATTGGACAAACTGGGCTAAATAAACCGGCAACAATCAAAAAAATATTGGAGTCTATTTTTGAATTAAACCGACAAACCGAATCAAATGAAAAACTAGTAAAACATGTTATTTCAAAGTTTCCGAAAAAAATGGATAAAATATATGAAATATTAACATCGGAGTTTGCCAGAGTATATTGTCCTACCTGGATATAGTGTATCCATGGTATATCTGAATATATGGATTGTTGTCTATATGACTAGCATGATGATAGATGTATGGTCTGTCATGTCGGTAGGAATGATACCACACATCTAGATATCAACCACCTAATATTTTTTTGAATGTTTGCGTGTTTTGTTATATTTTTGTTTGCGTGGCGATTTCCCTCCAACTCGTAAATATTGCGGGACTGTTTGATATTTATTAGTTGATGTATGTTTCCAAACAATACTTCCGTTTTCTAATGAATTGCGATCATTGCCAGTAGGATTGCATATTTTGTCATTTGCCCAGCCTAAATCTGTAGAACAACTTTGGGGAACACCTAATATTGGAATAAAATGATGCTTTCTATTAACAATAACATCACTAAGCATATTTTGTTTTATAAAAATTGACCAAGCATTGGTTTCATATGTAGCCCGATTTGGTGGAGTATTTAAATATTTGGCAAATGCCTGCATTATATTACTATGAGCAACCATAAGAATCATTTGATTTTGACTAATTTGGTTCGTTTCATTTGCGTGTTTATTTAACTCACCAATTATATATGCATGGTGGATATTGAGCCAATTAAAAAAATGCATTAAATTGCCATTTTGTGTATAATTTTTTTTACTATAAAAGCTAGTAAATGGTTCCGATACGGTGGGTGTAGTTCCAGTGAGTTCTTCTGATAATCCATAGTAATCATAACTACTTACGAAGTTTGTTGAAGAGCTATTAATTGATGTTCCGAGTTTTATAGTAAATGTTATGAAATCTCTGGGGTCTTCGCCAGATCGTCGCGTATTAACCATCGGGAACTTGATATGGATTGTTTTAACCATTTTTATTCCTTTTTTATCACAAAAATTATATACTATTTGTAAGAATTGTTTGAAGTAATTTATTTGTGTTTCTATGTCTATCGGATAATTTCCACGTCTTACTTCTTTTGTAAGTGTGGTTAAATGGTGTTCTTTTAAATGTGGAGCAACTATTAATACCAATTCGTAAGATATACCGATATCCGAACACCCGTATAATATAGAAGCAGTCATCCATGTCCGTATCAAATTAGACACATATACCAAAAGTCTCCCTGGCTTAGATTTAATTAGTTTGAAAAATGATTCATCACTACTAATCCCACTGGCCGTTTCAGAAGTTAGTTGGTTCCAATTTAATGCTGCTTTCAATTCTGTATCTATATATGGGTTTCCATATTCACTATCGGAACAACCTATGGTTGGAGTTCCTATGGCTAATTCTAGTCCTCGTATAATTCCATTACTTGTTAAAAATGGTTCAAGTGCTTTACGTCCAATTACAGCACCTAGGGTTTCTACTGCATTATTACAAGATGGAAGATGTCGTGTACATAAAATAGCATATTTGTTTATATCTCTTATGTCCATTTGTATTTTTAGTTTTTCTCCATCAAGGTTTGATGTATTCTGCAATTGTTTTGCTTGCTCTATAAGTTGACGGTTTTTATCCATTATATTTTTAAATAGTATTAATAAGTTTTTAAGGGTTTCTGAGTCTTCAAATACAACCTTTGTATTGTCTTGAATATACATATAATCTTCAAACTTAATTTTTTGCTCTCTTCTGAACTTTTCAAACAATAAAATATATCTAGCTAAAATATTATTTGCAGTTTCTTTATCCAATTTGTCTTCTATTTCAACAGATGATTCTGCTTGGTGCATGTCAATTTCTGTCGTGTCCTCAATTGATGAATCATCTGTTTCGCTAGTTGCGTATTCTAGCGCATCGGATGGTGGGTTTTTATCAAAAACTTCACCTAGATTGTATAACAATAATATCAATGCATAATTTGTTTCAATATCATTTTGTATTAAATAAATGAGTTTGGCTTCATGTGTTTTTATATATGTAGCATCATTTTTATTGTTTATTTTGAACAATTGCCAGAAAATATCAATTACTGGATATTTGTATCTTTGCGCAGCGTTTGTTTGTATTGGCGTTCCGCTAGATGCTAATTGTATTCGCTGTAGGACCGATGATGGCACAATAGGCAATCTTGACCTTGTGTCAGACAACAAATTGCTAGCAATTGAATGCATTGAATCAGTTGATAGTGATTTCTCGCTAGCTACATAACCTTCATCTGTGGTTTGACGTGGATTTGAATGAAAACTTATACCCCATTTACCGTTATCTGTGTTTTGAGTTTCATCAGTTGTAGTTGTAGTTTTAGTTAGAAATGAAGGTAGTATACCCCATTTTCCTCCTCCTTCTTGTGATTTTCGTGTTTTTTTATTGTAGGTTTTACGTTTATTTTTACTAAACCTTGTTTTTTTGTACTTTTTTGAAAATCTATTATAACCACGATTTATATTAGATGTTTTCATATATTATATATACATACAATTATTATATATATAACAATTTTTATTCATAATCCTTTATTTTAGGTACTAAAGAGTTTTATTTGCGAGCAGTTTTACGCGATTTATTAGATTTTTTGGATTTACGAGCCCGTGTTTTATGTTTTATGGAACGTCTTGATTTACCACCAGTAGAAACTTGACTTTTATAAATATTCTTTATAAATGTTTTTCCAGGATGGTCTTGTCCACGATTTGCAATCTGTATAGGAGTATTATCTGCAGTTGATAACTCAGCGTTTAACATTTCTTGAATTGTTTCATCATTAAGTAAAAAATCTCTAATAGATAATCCTTTATCATCTTTTTGTTCCGATGATGATGTTAGATTACTTAATAATTTATTTATAACAGCAATTTCAGCTTGGAATTTAACAGTATAGCCGCTTAATGTTAGTATATCCCTTGTAACACTATTTTCGCCAGTTCTATTTGTAACCATTTTTCCTTGAGCTAAAAAATGAAAAATATTGGGGTTTTTAAATTTGATTTTTTCTTTATATACTCTATGTTTTGTTGCAATATAATAAAACATCAATAATAATTTTTCATGTATTGATGCATTAATAAACTCGTCAGTAGGGTTATCTGAATACAAGTCAATAGTATTTAATATGGTTGCCGCCCTACCTGCAAACGCTGGGCCATTTAAATATATAGTAGATTTTTTTTTTTGGAGTTCTAAGTATTCTAATTCTTGTTTTTTTAGTAATTCTTCAGTAGACATTGGGGGTTGAGACTGTGAGTCTTGTTTTTTTTCAGTAGATTTTTCTTCAGTAGACATTGGGGGTTGAGACTGTGAGTCTTGTTTTTTTTCAGTAGATTTTTCTTCAGTAGATTTTATACTTTCATATATTGCAATTGCATATAAACACTCTATTTGAAACTTTATGGATTCATAGTACTGACGGTCTAACTTAGTTTCATAAAAATTCTTTTCCTCATGTTCAATTTCGTCGTCCGACCCATAAGCCATTACCATAGCGCTAGGTCTAGTAATATTTGGTCGTCTTTTATACACAAATGGTTTATCCTCTTTGTTGCGGAACAGCCAAGACATAATATAATAATATATATAATATAATAATATATTATTATATTGGGATAATAAGATATACTCAGTATTATTCATCGTCCTTTATTTTAGGTGCTAAATAAAATTTTATTTTGGCAGGCCGGTCTGTTTCTCCGCCTAAATCATAAATAATTTGGATTGGATATGCTTCCGAAATCTTGATTTCAATTTCCCGCGCCAATTTGTTATACAAACAAATATTATGCAGGTATTGTAAACTGAACGACAAGTTCAACCTACCGCCTTCGTCAATAATAAAAGTGCTTAAATCATCTATTTTGATTTCTACAAACATTTTACCATTATTTTGACTATGTGAGTTCAACATGATGCGGTCTTCATTGCATTCTATATCCATCGTATCACCAAACATCTGCAATTGATTAATAATACTGGAAAAATGGGGCGACGAAATCGTAAACTCGGCCTGGTGTTCAATTTGCGGAATACCCATCAATTCATTTTCCAAGTCAATGAGTGGCAATTCAAAATGTTTATCAAACTCTACTTTGTTTTCACTTGTAAAATGCACCATCAATTTGTCCGAATCTACATCGGAATATTCAATGTGAATCGTTTGCGTCTTTTCACGGGCATTCAATACCCTGTATAACACCGTAGAATTGATACCGAGTGTTATAGTGCTGGGTGATTTATGTTCATATGTATCAAACCATGTGGCAGGTAAATCCATTTCAATAATAGACACATGAGAACTATCCATGGTTTGAATATACATACGGTCTTTTTCAAACATAACATTGACTTGTTCAGTAAATGCTTTAATATGCTGAAAAAGTCCGGTAAAAATATCGGCTTTTTGGATTTGTGTTATACATATATTCATTAGATTAGTATATATGAATACGGAACGTATTTTTTATTAGGTTTTGTCATAATGTATTTTTATACACTAGAGTTTATGGTATGTATGATTTCAGTTATAGTTTGCAATGGTTTCTCTGACGCGACTTTGTCGTATCGGATAACTTTTTGTCTTACTTGTTGGGGTAATAACGGTCCAATTAATTGCGAAATGGTTTCAATAGTAGATGGTATATTATAAATATGCATTGTTGTTATTTTTTCATGAAATTCGGCATGATACGTATTACAAACATGTGAATATAATTCTATAATAGATTTATACCGTTGAAATGCCGAAATGGAAAAAGTATTCATATTTATGTGCATTTCATACGTTCCATATTCATTTATACATTGCGATATTTTTTCAACGGCAAATTGTATAATTCTATCATGTAATTCTGGAGTAGCAAATGTTTTAAACATAGTATAATCAAAATATAAATGGCAACTATTTGGCAATGTAATTAATGTGGAATTGAGCAATGTTTCTATATCAATCGTTTTTAATACAGTATTAGCACAATCAACTTTGTATTGCTTGGATGAAAACATTCCTTTTTTGTTATCATTTGCAAAATCCGTCCTCAATTTATTTATACGGTCAAGAAGGTCATCTGATTCAGTTTGGGTTGTATTTGACATTTATATAGTTAAACAGTGAAACAGTTTTTATATATCTATACAATAAAAATACTATATCCTAAATAACGAAATCTCTTTTATATTTTTGTTTACAATCAAATAATAAAATTATGTATAGCGATTTATACATCTTCTTCGGCCAATTCCTCTTCATCAATGGTAAGATTTTGCGAGTTCTCTACATCGGATAATATGCGAACACGCTCTTCCATCAATGTTTTATTGACATCCATAGTATATGACTGTAGTTTAAGAACAATATCCTTAATACTCTGGATTTCAGTAGCCAATAGTTCATATCTGTCATTGAACTCCACTGCCATGTTTTCAATTTCCGTTTTTAGAACTTCATTTCCTAATATCTGAAGATTGTTGGATGGCGGTGGTTGTGGCACAGCAGACTGTAATTGTGCGGGGTTCTCCTTTTGTTCTTTCATAAATGCTTCTAGAGTAAGCAATCGTTTATCAACTAAAGCAATAACTTGCGGTAGGGTGAGTCCAACTTGTGGTTGTGGTGATGCTTGTTGGGTTTGCATAACAGTCGGAGGTTCTTGGACAGCAACTCCTCTGCGTTTTCTAGCGGCGGCTAAAGATGCACTCATTTTCAGAATCGTATAGTATTATAAAACGTTTTGTCTAAATAGTTATAACGCAAAAATATTTTATGCAACCATTTTCATTTTTATTGTTGGATGATGAACATATGGCGAAATCCATTCTATATCTGCTATATCATAATCTTCTATGCGTTCTCTAATGTTAGTAATGTGGATTTTGGGAAAATCATATGGTTCACGCGCTAATTGTTCTCGCAATGGCTCAATATGGTCCTTGTATATATGAGCATTGCCTAAACAATATACGAACTCTTCTGCAATCAACCCACAATGTTTTGCTAAAATATGTGTTAAAAAAGAATACGATGCAATATTGAATGGAACGCCTAAACCTACATCGCCACTTCGTTGATATAGAGAACATGAAAGGTATTTTCCATCTCTCACATTAAATTGCGCTAAAATATGACAAGGTGGAAGGGCCATTTCATCCAATTGACATGGGTTCCATGCGCTCATAACCAGTCGTCTGGAAGACCTTTGGTCGGGGTCTTTAAGGGCCTTAATAATATTGTCCAATTGGTCTACGCCTTTTCCTAAATAATCTGTATGGCAAGTTTCATAGGGGGCGTTAAAATGCCGCCATTGATGGCCATACACGGGACCTAAATCATTTTCGGCTAAATCGGCTAAACCTCGGCTATCCAAAAACTCGCGACTTCCATTGGCATCCCATATATGGACATTTTGATCAATCAGTTTTTGATTATCTGTACATCCTGAAATAAACCACATAAGTTCTCGGAAACATGCTTTCCATGCAGTATATTTGGTAGTTATTAGTGGCATTATACCATTACTCAAAGAGAACCTCATAAAATAACCGAAAATAGAACGGACTTCGCCATTGCGGGTCATTTCATCCGACCCCCGGTCTAAAATTGTTTGAATAAGTTGCAAATACTGGTTCTCTTCCGATAATACTATTGTTGTCATAGAAATATTGTTATATATTTCATTGTCTCTAACTATTTTCTAAATAATGCTATATAGAACAATAATGGAAATATTACAAGAAACAAAAGACTCTTCTCATAAGACATTTTTCACCCATGTATTTTCTACTACTGAGGAAGGAAAAGCCGAAATGCTAAATGCGGTGCAATATTCTACTTTAGGCGTTATTCCAGTAGTTGCGTTGAACAAATTGATTTCCCGGTTTATTCCCGACGCTGACTCGGACAAATCTAGTTTGGAACTTTTAGCCGAAATCTTTTTCCAATTGGTGGTCATGTTTTGTGGTATTATTATCATTCACCGTATAATAACCTATATTCCCACATATAGTGGTTTTAAATATGACGCACTTATTTTGACCAATGTTATTTTGGCGTTTTTGATTTTGGTATTGAGTATTCAAACTAAATTGGGGCTCAAAGTGAATATTTTGGTGGATCGTATCGGTGAATTGTGGAATGGACCGGAAGATGCTAAAGGAGATGCCAAGCGCGGGGTTCGCGTGAAACAACCAATGGCGCAACATTCGCCATCACAAGCCGATTATTTAGACAATAGTCAAATGCAACAGGGTGTATTTCCCCCAGCACCAGTTTCAACGACTAGTGTAGGAGGTGGATATGACACGATGATGCGAGGTTCTCCTCCAGTACAAGAATACCAGATGCCTTCGGGCCCGGTTGCGGCGAATGGAGTATTAGGAGGTGGATTTGGGTCGTTTTTCTAAGAACATTGCATATAACCCTTGTATTTATAATAATATATATTTATTTATAATAATATATATTTATTATAAATATACCTATTGCAACTAATATGTCTGAACATAATTCCAATTATGTCAGAGAACCCCTGAGTTCACAGAGTGTCGCGAATACAAGTAAATCATGTAATAGCTCTGTAAATAAAATACATGCCAAAATATTACACGATATTCGTAATATGTATCCACTTTCAAAAGAACAAATCGCGTACATATACAAAATGTCGTCTACTGAACAAATGGAAATTATAATAACATATGATGCGATGATGAAACATTGTGTTGAGTATATTCAAAGTATATTGTGATTCCTATCAAAATATGTAAAACTCACTAGTATATACATGTTCTCCTAAAAACATTTAGAAAGACATGTATATACATATTACCATATACCCCCCACGATGTCCCATAATATTGACCACATTTTTTATATAAACTTGGCCTACCGTCAAGACCGTAGACAAGAAATAGAACAAGAACTTGCCAATTTCGGGCTACAGTATGAACGATATGATGCTATTGCCACCCCCGGGTGCGGTAGCATCGGCTGCAGTTATTCACATTTAGGAGTATTGCGATTGGCCAGAGAACGCGGATATAAAAATGTTCTCGTATTTGAGGACGATTTTCAATTCAAAGTATCTAAGGATGAGTTTGAAGACGGGTTGGCTAAACTTTTTGCGCTACCGACGCAATTTGATGTGTGTATGTTGGGATATAACTTGAACCGGGGCGAAATTGTGGAGGGAATCCCTTGGCTAACGCGTGTCCACGAAGCACAAACCATGTCGGGGTATTTAGTCAACTATACGATGTATGACCGGCTTATAGAGTTATATGAATGGTCATCGCCATTAATGGCAAGCACCCGAGAACATTGGAATTACGCATGTGATCAGGCGTGGAAACGCTTCCAACCCGGGGCACAATGGTATTGCTTTACAAAACGGATGGGTGTTCAACGCCCATCCCATAGCGATAATACCGACCATTTTGAAGATTATCAGTGTTAATGTCTAGGTGTGTGGTATGATGCCCACGGGCATCGCATATCATACAACCATAAAATATTCATATAGTATATATATTTCCATATTATATGAATGATATTTGGGTATTTGACAAACGTGTTAACTTTATTGCTAAAGATACGGAACGTATTTTAGACACAACAAAATCATCGGTTATATTGCAAGATTTTGACATATCTATTGAATTGCTTAATTATTATTTGGGCGAAATGGCATATTTAGACAGAATAATGGTTCAGTTAATTGAATCGCGCCGACAACGTAGGACTATAACTCAACGGGAAGAGGACGCTATTAGAGATTTTGCCATTAAACGTTCCGAACTGGTTGCGCATTTAAAAAAATCATTAGATACGGTGGAAAAACGCCGGAAAGTTATTGCTAAAATATCGGCATCTATGACAAAACGAAGTAATAGTAAAACGGAGAAGAAATCGCCTAAAAGTTCTCCTAAAGGTTCGCCTAAAAACTCTACGCGGAAAGTTGTTATATCTAATGATATGGCTAGTTCCACACAGAAAATTGAAAAGGATTTAAATAAAGAACGTATAGAACTAGAAAAAGCACAATTAAGAATGGAAAAAGAACGCGAACAACAGGAAAAACTTTTGGCTAAAGAACGGGAAAAACAGGAAAAACTTTTGGCTAAAGAACGGGAAAAACAGGAAAAACTTTTGGCTAAAGACCGGGAAAAACAGGAAAAACTTTTGGCTAAAGAACGGGAAAAGTTGGAAAAAGAAAAGGAAAAGTTGGCTAAAGAACAAGAAAAACAGGCAAAAAGTGCTGCTAAAAGTCCGCCTAAAGAAATAGAACGGGCAATCAAAAAACAGGCCGGGCCGGAAACCAATGAACAATTGCTAAAGGACCGCGTTGCAACCTTTGTATTCAAAAAGGAAGAGTTTAGAAGTCTCAGCAATTTCTGGCCTTGTTTGGTAAGTATAGTGGATGGGGAACAAGTATATCAATATAGCTCAGGAGAACATGCATTCCATGGAGAGAAATACAGACGTTTGGCTAAACATTCAAAGGATGCAGCAAGACAAACTGAATTGCATGACTATAGCAAACAATTCTTGAGATGTAATGACGGAGGTATGTCTGCATTGGATGCAAAACGTAAGGGAGGTAAGGGTGGACTCAGGTTATCCGAACCTGAACTCAAATTGTGGGACAAAGTATCACTAGATGTTCAGCGTGAAATCAGCACATGGAAAGTAAATACTATTCCAATGGTTCGCCAAGATTTGCTAAATACTGGCACTCGTATTTTGGTTCATAGTGCAATGAGAACTTCGGAAAAAGACATGGTCAAAAAGTTTTGGGAAGGAAAAGCAATCGTCAATGAACATGGTGAAATAGTAGTATTGGGAGGTAATTGGCTTGGAAAAATATGGATGGAAGTCAGAGACAAACTATAAATCAAAACTAATATAAATAAATCAAAACTAATATAAATAAATCAAAACTAATATAAATAAATCAAAACTAATATAAATAAATCAAAACTAATATAATAACATCGTCATATATGGTATCATACATCTACGTAGAAATCTATATCTATCAAAACCAAAAATACAAACTAACACAAATATGTCTGTAAAAGTTTTTTATTACAATTTGGCCCTATTATTAGTTGATATAGAAGGTGTGCAATCTATGGCTGACTTAATATTAGAAGAATACAAAACCCGTATAGTTGAAACATTGCGTGTTTATACTATTACATATAGAGGAGAACCTTGTAATGTATTATTGCATTGGCACAAGGTTTCATTTGGACCGCATTATGACAATATAATGGGAGATTTGATGGTAGAATGTCTTTATGACGATGAAGAACTCATACATAGTTATACGAAACAAATGTTATATGAAATAGATAATGAAATGAAGGAAAAATACCCATATACACGCTGGTGTTTGATATTCAATTTGACTAAAATGATATCTATTCCCCCTCATAAATCATTCTAATATCTGGGTTTGCATTTTTTTCGGTTTTGACAGGGTGCGGCGTTTAGGTGCTCGTTTTTTAGCAGTTTTCTTGGATTTTTTTGCCTTACGTTTTTTAGCTGATTTCTCAGATATCAGTTTCTTGGTGGGTTGTAAGTTTATTGAAACTGCATGTTCATTCAATTTATTGGGAGGTATAATGATATCGTCTATTTTTATACTTTCAATACTTTGTTCTATTTTTTCAGGAATTGGTTCTCCTTGCACAATTTTGTGATTCGCGAAAGATATTCTATATTTAGACATAATACTATTTTCCGTTAAAATAGTTTCATATTGTGATAATGCCGCAGTTGCAGTTATACGCTTAGCCAGATCCGCATTGACCATATTTATACCTAAATTATAAAGGTCAGTGTATAGCTTATCCTTTAGCAAACGTCTGGTTTGTCTCAATACGTATAACAGTGTAATACCTAATCCATATACATCTATAGAACTTACCGACTTTTTAATAAACATTGGATAATTTTTCATAGTCATTTCTACTACAAATGTCTGATAAAACCCGGCCATATGTTCTTTAAATCCAGTAGAATCTGGGGTTTCATCCAGAACAAATGAAAAAAACGTTTTGAATGCTTTAGATTCGTCAGTAGATTCATCGGTTATTTTACGCAAAATAGACTGATAATATTCCGCTTTTTCGGTTTGAGACATTTCGGCATATTTTTCATATTTGTCTTTATTTAGGAAAAAAGACTCAAATGGGTATGACCAATGATATCTAGCCATATTGTTTTCGCTGGATTCTATATCCGCAAGTTTATCTTTCAGTGAAATTGTCAGACCAAAGTCAATTATATTCATGCGTTCTTTTTCCGAATTATACACAATATTTTGCGGTTTCATATCGTAATGTAAAATACCCTTTTCTATAAATACGGATATACCATGAAATATCCTATGGAGTTCTATTATAAATCTCTCAGTTTGTTCTACATGTTCTGGGGTTGCTGACCAGGTTTCCATAAGGTCAGCATATTCTTTCAGATTTATTCCTCCATCATCCATTATTAAAAGAGAAAGGTCGTCCAGTTTTTTAAGAAGATCGGTGCCATTTTTGCATTTTTCTATAGACTGTATATTTGTAGGAGTATTATCAACTGAACATTCTACTGGGGTTCCTAAATAATATTCTCGGGTAGAATCGGCTTTTGCGATTGAACTATATTCGTCTAGTTCAAGTTTGGCTTTTTCACGTTGCAATACTTTAGACACTTTGTTTTTATAATTTTGTATTTTGGAACCTTTGCAAGTCAAACTCGGTTTGTGAATGCATCCATATGCACCCTCTCCTACAACTGATGATATACTCATAATAATGTGTTATACATTATTATTAGACATTAAAAATCCACACACCTAGTCATTAATCCCTACTCGTAATACACCATGATGTCTAAGTGTATATTTCTTTATATATTTTATATAGTATGAATAAATCTACTACAGGTTGCCGCGAAGTAATAAAACTGAAAACCCGATGTTTTGTTTCAAAAAAAGGGAAATGGTGTTGGAGTAATAATACACGAAAAAATAAATGCCGTTTAGTAAAAGGTAAAAAGGAAACTTGCTGCATTAATCCTAAACGTGGACATTGGTGTTGGAGTAATAATACTAAGAAAAATGTAGTAAAAAAACTAAAACGTAGTTGTTGCAATAGACGTTAGTATTTGTTTGCGAAGATATCCGGACGCGAAGCAGTAGGATATCGCGAAAACTATGGAGAACGAAGCTCGCAAGAGTTTGAACATCATACATTATGGAGTTGTTCGTGGAACAATAGACGCCAAGTTCTCAATCATTTCCAATTTTTTCACGGATTTTTCAAAATTGTTTTGCTTCTCCATGTTGGAATATAGATAATCCATATTGGGGTTTTCTTCGTTTTTTTTTATTTGTTTATACACTTCGTCAATTTTCTCTATTACACTTTGCACAACGGCTTTGTTTGTAACCAATTCTATTCCAATTGGAACAGGTTCTGTTACTATTGCTACTGCATAATATAGCAAATACCTGCGTTTTTTACAGGCAGCAGTTGTATATTTTATACAAAACAGGTTTTTCAAAGCTTTAGCAATTTTATTTATAAACTCGTTTTTCAATTTGTCGGTTTTGTTTTCTATAGCATCCCATAATATCCATATGATATCTTTTTGGTATTTGTGTTCTACTGGTACTGGGCGTGTTTCAGCAACAATGGGTTCTTTCCGTTTTCTACAAATATTGTCAAACTCTATCATCCATTCTATCCAATAACATGCTGTAGTCATATTTAGGCGGTCTTTTGAAATGTTATAGGCAAACTCATTTACAGGAATAAGCAATTCTTTGGGGTCTCCTGGTAATAAAACATTTTCAACATATTTAGCAGAAGGTGCTTTTAGACGTTCCGTCATTTGTGTCATATCAAACTCTTCAATCCGATTAATACGTATGGGTTCAAAACTGTGTTTTTTATTGGAAAGTGCAACCGTGCATATTATTTCAGCAAAAAGTTGGCGCATTTGACGATTATTTCGCAGTTGAAGTTCATTGAGGTATAGTCCTTTAGCCATAATACTACGAAATAATTCGTATCGCATTTCTAAATAAATGGCGAGTTTAGGATTTCCTAAATGTATGTGTTTTCCAATATAATGCAATAGTATTTCCCATATATCACCATAATGAGCAGAACAAATAAGTTCAGCACACCAATAACAAGCCGGTTCTATTTTTCCTTTCAATAGACTTTGTTCTAATTGAGTTTTTGCATCGGTTTTCTTGTATTTTGAAAAAGATATACCTTTAAACATTGCAGGTTGTCGCAAATCATTGATTTCAGATTTTTCATCCACTTTAGAGGTTTCCATTTTTATTCTATTATTGTTATAACAGAATAAATAAATACAATTTATACATAAATATATATATGAAACATACAAAATCTAATCATAAAAAAATAGCAAAAATAAAAAAATAAAGCGTGTAAAAAACTACTTACGGCACAACAGTTATCCTAAACAATATAATAAAATACAAATAGGAGGAAAACTCCCTATTTGTATGATAATCGGCAACGATGACCTAATTGTAGAATATTTTGATGGAGAAACTAGCATAGAGGATTTAATGTCTAGGTGTGTGGTATGATGCCCTCGGGCATCATACCATACATCTAGACATTAAATCCTATTTTTTATAATTTTTTGTGCTTTGTGTTGGATTTTTTACTTTTATTACTTTTGCGCATTTTTTTATTTTTATTGCTTTTGCGTGTTTTTTTATTTTTATGTTTTGATTTTCCACCTGAAGAAGTAGTGACTTGCACGGTTGAAAGGTCTGCATCTGTTATTAGCTTGCTTGATTCATGCTTGTCCGTAATTTGTTGTGCCGCAACAGAGTCTAAACTATGTATAACAATTTTTTTAATTTGTTTTGGGGAATAAAATTTTTCGTTTACCTCAGGTATTTTCCATTTTGCGTCTAGTTCTAACTTATGTTTTTCATACATAACATTAAATGAAAGATTGCCATCGCCATTTGTACCATTAAATCTTACCACAAGATCTATTCTCTGATTGCCAAACTCAATGAGTGGTTGTACGTAATATAATTCTCCCGGAACTAACGTGAGGTTTTCATTAATTTTAACTGACATCTTATATATATATATATATATATATAAATATATAAATATATATCAAAATAATAATCGGTATTTGAAATGTAAAATGATGTAAAACGCCGATTTGCTAAATCAATGTCCAAAGGTGTAAAAATGAGGTGTATAAATTGATTGATATAACTACTGAAGTGTATGCCGATTTAACCAAAATAAACGAGTTTCCTAATATATGTCCTCCTTCATAATTTCATAATAAAATATTTATAAATAATTGTTTATGAATATTTTTATAAATAAAACATACACATTAATCAGTTATCAATCTAGGAACCACGTTGATCGTCTGCAACTCCTGCGACATGAGTTTATAAGCATATGGTATTTCCACTCTCGCAAAGTCAGTCATATTATGGCAAGTATTACACAAATGGACGCTAAACTCTGACCCGGTTTCGCGACCCGGGATGGCGATTTTCTGTGAACCGTCATTATATGCAGCGAGCATACCACATTTGCGACAAACATATGCACTATATTTATCAGATACATCATATAACCTTTCGCGACAGAACTTGGACATACCATGAGCAATCATAACATCACGTTCCATCTCACCAATACGGAAACCGCCGTCGCGACTACGGCCTTCGGCCGGTTGCCGGGTCAAATTGACCATTGGACCTATAGCACGACTATGTTGTTTATCGGCAACCATATGTTTTAATCGTTGATAAAATACTGGTCCAATAAATATACTTGTCTCAAGTTGTTCGCCGGTTAGTCCATTATACATAACCTCGTTGCCGTGACTTTCGTACCCGAGTTTTTGCAATTCACCGATGATGGTTTTTATGTCTAAATTGCCAAAACTGGTTCCATCACCAAACATACCGAGTTCTAGCAATACTTTACCCAAAAGGGTTTCTTTGAGTTGAGCAATAGTCATACGAGAAGGAATAGCGTGAGGATTTATAATAATATCGGGTTTTAGACCATCTTTTGTAAATGGCATATCACACTCTGGTATAACATTTCCACAAGTACCTTTCTGACCATGCCTAGAGCTAAACTTATCACCATATCCGGGTTTTCTGAAAACACGGACGCGGACTTTAGCGAAGTTATATCCATCGCCATTGCGACCCGTATAGTTTTTGTCAATGTATGTCTCCTCGGTTGTGCGGAAGGTTTTGCTTTGGTCTTCGTATTTTATGGTTTTTGTGGGGTCATTGCGGTTTTCTTTTATAGGAATGATTTTAGCAATAATGACGTCGCGGTTTTCAACCAGCGTATTTTCCGGTATAAATCCTTGTGCATTGACTTTGTCGTAGTTGCCGAACTTGATTCCCTTGGTCTTGGTCTTGTCCGGTTTGCAACGGATGATTTCGTCGCGGATAATGTTTTTGTCCTCGTCTTTTTCGGTGTGATAGATGGTTGCTGCGAAAAGTCCGCGGTCAATGGAACCCTTGTTGACCAATACACTATCTTCCTGATTATAGCCAGTATGGGTCATAATCGCCACGTGTATTTGGCACCCGGAGGGTATCTGATTTAGGTGAATGAAGTTCATGAGCCGTGTATCTACCAATGGTCTGGATGGATACGTCAAGACATAGGCCGTTTTGTCCATACGCTGGTCGTAGTTTAGCGAATATACCCCGATTGCCTGCTTACCCATGGCGCACTGGTAAGTGTTTCTGGGAGCTTGATTGTGCTCAGGGAATGGAATACATGATGCTAAAACGCCGAATATTGTGCTTGGATGGATTTCGCAATGTGTGAAGTCATATTTAGCATGGTCAACCAAATATCCCTCTTTGGTTTTCATCGCAATCATGGAAAAGTTTTGTTCCTCGGGGTCAATGTATTCTATAACAGATTCATCCAAACGGCAGCTGGTTAACAAATCATTCCATGACAATTCCTTGTTAGACAGCCGAGAAATAATATCCAGCGTAATGACCGCTTTATTATCTTTTACTCGCAACAGCGGCCGTGTTAGTCTACCACCGTCATTGCATATACGGATTTCCAACATTTTAAAGTCAAATATAATAGAAGTGTAAATATTGATGATGCCCTTGTGTTTTTTTGACTTCATTTCGTTATATAACTCAAATGGGTTAGTTGTAACGCCCACCCAAGTGCCATTGACAAATACTTTGACTTTACCATGAAGTTCTGCGGTGTTGGCTGCATCTTCTACTTTCAAAATAAACGGGTCAACGTATTCATATAGAGATGAGCTGTTTGTTGGTATAGTAATATGAGCCATATAACTAATGTTTTTGACCACACCGATGGATTGACCTTCTGGAGTTTCAGCAGGACACAAAAACCCCCATGTAGTATTGTGTAATTTGCGTGGGGCAATCAATTCGCCGCTTTTTTCCAGAGGCGTATTTACGCGGCGCGAATGACTGAGAGTAGATGCATATGTCAGACGGTTAAGGACTTGTGCAACACCTACTTTACTGCTATTTGCCTGTTTAATACTGAAATCGCCGGTGGAAAGCGCACGTGTAATACCATTCTCAATCGTAGTTGATTTCATAATTTTGTATATATTGGTCATATTGATAATGTTTTCATAGTCTTCCGTAGAACGCCAAGAACCCACATTGATTTCACGAATAACCTGCTTTTGCATTTCCTTGACCAATTTGTTGAAATAGTTGCGGAACAAGTTATTCAAGAGGGTTCCGGTCAAATCAATGCGTTTGTTGATATAACTATCACGGTCGTCTGGTGGCAACCATCCTAGCGAAGTTTGGATGAGTTTTTTTGCCATATATCCTAGCATGTAGATTTTCTGTTCAGTGGTTTTGCAATGAGGGAATAAGTCGTTGCTGAGTACTTCATTTGCGAACTCGCGCTTTTTGGTTTGACCAGTTTCTCTATCCATGTTCATCGGTGTATATGCAACGTGGGTGGTTATATGACGGATAGCGTCTTCCTGGGTAAGATATTTGTTTGCCTCCACAATGGAACCTTGCAAGGCATTTAATATATCATTGTTTGTTTCATCGGAAATATCCAAAATGATTCTTTCGCAAATTGAGCGGTCGCTGATAATTCCGAGAGCGCGAAATACAACGAACAATTCAATCGGTTGCTTGATACGGGGAATATTTACATATATACCTTTACCGAACCCACAGTTTTTGGAAGAAATCATCATTTCAATTTGTTTAGGCGAAATACATTTGAAGTCGGGAATGGATTTTATTTCGGCAACCCAATCCCATTTTGTCGTATTTTTCCCGTCAAAACAATAGACGCGATTTTCCGCAGCGCGTTCTTGGCCGAGCACCGTTTTTTCCGACCCTTTGATGATGAAATATCCGCCACAATCCATTGCACATTCGCCGGTAAATTGTGAATGGATATGGCTATTTTGGGTTAGAACGCAAATGGCGGATTTCAACATAATTGGCATTTTACCGATGTTTATTTTTGGCAGAGTTTTTGTGATTATTCTGGGCGTATCCATAGCCTCGGTATTGCGCACGATATAGCTGATTTTCACATCCACTGTCATCGTAGATGCATATGTGAAGTTGCGGAGTTTGGCTTCTTGTGGGAGCATTATTTTGGTTGCGCCATTGTTTTCATGGATTTGCGGCGGATACAATTTGAAGTTTTCAAAAGATACTTGCACTTCTAAGAAATATTGGTTTTTTTCGGCAACAAAGTCATTTTCAGAACGAATAATTACTGGATTAAACATTTGAATAGTGCGCTGCGTTTGAAAGTTTGTAAAATGGTTAAATGATTCAATCTGATGGCGAACCAATCTTTCCAAATGTTGGCCCTCAAAATACGATTCAATGATTTCATATGGCTCTTCCGTGTATTTCCCTAAATGTTCCAGAACGCTTTTTTCTTGCATTGAAACATTTTCTATAGTTTCTTTTGCAATAGACATAGCTTTATCAATGACCTCTTCTATAGTTGCTGGCCCATCGCTAGGATTAAGCGTTTCAATAACCATTTTTTGAGGAAGTGGTTCGGGCTCAGGTTTTTTTATAGTTTTTTTTGAAGATTTACGAATAGATATTTTAGGACCGGTAGAACGGATTGAAGCAATAGAGTCGCACATTATAGTTGATTGGTTCATGTTATTTAGTAAATGATGGGATTTAATTATATGAGATACTTGAATAGATTATCATTATAATCAATTTTTTAGATGGTTTTCTAAAAATACATTAGTTTTATGCAATATGTATTCGCATAGTATGTCTCCAGAAAATTGAAAATGAATAAAATAAATAGAATTATATTATTATTTGATATACTTATTATTCTCAGAGCATTAAACCCCCAGATTCAATACAACAAACACAACAACAACACAATAATATCTATACTAACACCATGAATGAAACAATCAATCCTATGTTAACATCAGAAATGGAACCCGCAATATTACCGCCAAGACCACCTGCGACGGAAACACAAACTATAATACAGTTGCCTAATGTAAATGACCCAATGATTATGCATTATGGGTCAGAATCAAAATATGAAAGATTTGGTAATTCGTGTTTCAAGAAAACGGCCGATGACGAAATCGTAATTAAACACACAATTATATCAGTATCATACAATCCGGATGATACATATATCAGAATGGATGGCATGTTCGGCAAATGTTGGTTGGTTTCGGTTGTGGATAATTCCCATGTGCATATGACATATTCTATTCGTAATTGGATAGATATTGTAGAATACTATAGAAAAACTCACGGCATGAAGTTCTTTGAGATAGCCCAATATAACATACAAGACCACGGCACTTGGAAGCAAGTTATTTATTCCGATGAGGCAAAAGAACAAATCAAACAATTTATACAGACTTATCCAAACACAAGTTCAACTGTTATTTTGGATAGATTATTTCCGACTATGCAAAAAGAGTTGAAACATAATGCTGCATATGAAATACAAGTGGTGCTAGGACGGGCTTATTGTGGTAGGTAGGCAACAATTTTATGTATACTAGGACACTAATAATAAAAACACATAAAAAGGAAAATTGATTATATGCTATTTTTATTGTAATTATATAAAGCAATCCAGCCAATAATTATAATATGACAACCACTTCAGAAGAATCTAACGAGTTCGTATTTCAAACCATGCTCACATGCATAGGTAACAAACGCAAACTAGTAGGCCATATATGTGATATAACAGAATTATTGAGACAACGTATTGGTAAAGAAAAATTGTGTATTATGGACGGATTTACTGGGTCAGGGGTCGTGGCCCGGGCTCTTACGCCAATGTGTCATACAATCATTACGAATGATTTGGAAAATTACGCATGGTTGATGTCCAAGTGCTTTTTGAGAACGCCGGCGGTTATTCAACAACCCCGTATAGCACAACATATTGAATATATGAATACACTTGCTATTTCAGGGCCGTATTTTGAAGACGGGATTATTGCTAAATTGTATGCTCCGCAAAATACAAATGATGTGCAAATCGGAGAACGGTGTTTCTATACGCGAGAAAACGCTTTGATCATTGATACATTGCGTAAGTATATAGCTGATTTCGTAGAACCCGAATTACAATCCTACTGTTTGGCACCGCTATTAATAAAAGCAAGTATTCATACAAATACCGCGGGTGTTTTCAAAGGATTTTATAAAGATGGAGATATAGGTTGTTTTGGCGGAGCAGGTAAAAATGCACTCTCCCGAATTATGAAACCGATTACACTGGATTTGCCGGTTTGGTCTGGCGAAACATACAATGCATTGTGCTATAATACAAACATCAATGAGCTCATGGATACATTAGAAATTGGAGAACCCATAGACATATTGTACTTGGATCCGCCATACAATCAACATCCGTATGGCAGTAATTATTTTATGCTAAATGTAATTGCCAAAAACGAAGAACCTGCTAAAATATCCAAAGTATCGGGTATTCCTACTGATTGGAATAAATCGTCATATAACTCAAAGGCAACTGCAATACATGATATGGAGCACTTATTGCGCACCGGGTTGGCTAAATCAACCTATATTGTTCTTTCGTATAATGATGAAGGGATAATTACAACGGAAGATTGGGCCAAATTATTTGCACCTTATGTAGTAGAAAAACGCGAAATCTTGTATGACACATTCAAGGGTTCGCGCAATTTAAAAGACCGGAGCAACAAAGTCATAGAAATTATGTATATTATAAGTAAAAAGTAAAAATATTTGTATTGATAATTATTGTTTATATATGACTATTAAATTGTTATCATATATGTTTCTTTTAGATGGTATATTCAGACAATTAAATATTAAATTAGGATATTTTTTTTTCCAGTATAGTATTTTATTATTAAATAAGGGCATTTCTTTATTATCTATATCCTCTATTATATAGTATCCATTTGAGTTTAATTTATGAATACTATTTTCAAAAAAACAAACATTTGCTGCAAATGTGTGTAGACCATCTTCTATTATAATATCAAAGTTTTCTTGCAATTCGGGAGTTTCCCACATATTTTTTATTATATAAGGATTTGTTTGATCACAAAAAAACGTATGTATTCTATCAGTATTAAATAGTATATTTTTATCAATATCTGCGCCAAATATTTGTGCATTTGAAAAAAACTCACTCCATCCATATAATGATGCACCTGGTCTTCCATTAGTTCCCATATTTGATGGAATATTTACATTATTTGTTCCTAAACCTAACTCAAATAATCTTATTGGAGATTGTTGCATATTTTTAAATATACTGTAATAAACTGTAGTATAGTTGTGCCAACTGTTAAGTAAATCTGAACTACCTTTATCGCTTTTATTTCTACCCATTATTTCACATAATGGTGTAGGTATTGTTGGATTGAAATTATATTGACTCATTTTATATATAAGTGGTATATAAATTATGGATAATTACACCGCATTATTTTTTTAGACATTAAACATGAATACGTTTAATATGACCATATTAAATGTTTATTGAATGTATATATTATATGGAGTTTGACTATATCAACAAAAAATATAATACTGAATACACAAATGCTTTATTTTCACATAAACATATATTTTACGAAATATACAAAGAATGCAATTTTGAGTTTTTACAAGGTTGCGGTTCTTATTTATTTGATGGTAAATCATATTCATATTGCGACTTAATGTATGAGAAACAAGAATTATTATATAATCAAGTTAAAACTGCAAGTAAAGTTTTAGAAATAGGAACTTATATGGGACATTCATTATTGATAATGCTAATTTCAAATCCCAATGTAAAAATAACTTGCATAGACATAGATAATAAATATACTCAACCAGCCGTTAATATACTAAACAAATATTTCAATAATGCAATCACATTTATACATAAAGATAGTCTATCTGCACTTCAACAAATAAAAGACACATTTGATTTTTTTCACATTGATGGTCATCATGAAAATAACTATATAGAAAATGAGTTTAAATTAATAGAACCATTGCGCGACAAGTCCACTATATTTAGAATATTATTTGATGACCAAAATTGTTTAGTAAAATTACAAACCGATATTGACCGAAAATACACGGTTATAAAAAAAATAATTCCAAAGTGTAATTGGAATAATATATACTATGAAATATCTCTATAACAAAATATCTCTATCCAAATAATACCCGGGTTAGTTCTCCATAACCATCTGTCAATTTATAAAATCGTTTTTCATTATTTTTACACCTTTGGACATTTAAAACGCCGATTTTCTAAACCTTGTAATTCTTTAATTTTCGTTTTCTTGTTTTATTTTTCACATATACCGCATCTCTGTTATACGCTCCCTTAAATATATTTTCATACTTTTCTTTTGGTATTCCTCGTATTACACTTGTTAT